CCAAAAGGTACTGTTGGATTTGAGCCTTCTGTAAAAGTTCCGTAACCATCATAACCTACATCTGTAAAAGTGCTTGTTGTTAATGCTGTTCCACTTCCATCTGTTGATGCGTGTGAAGTTAAAGTAGATATTATTGCTAAAGTTTCTGCTGTATAACTACCATCGTAAGTTATGTTTATAAAATCTCTACATAGTTCTGCTATTTCCCAAAGCATATTTGCTCCTGCTGTTGCACCTTTTACTAAAGTGTATTGTATTGTTCCATCTATACTAATAGTTATTTTAGCAGAATTAGCTCCTGTACCTGCTGCTGCGTATTTATATTGTGGACTTCTTAATGCTATTGCTGCCATTGTTTATTTTTTTGTTCCTAATATTATTCCTTTTTCTATATCTAATATAAAGTCGTTTATCAATTCTTCTGGCAGTCTTTTAAAAGCTGCTTCAAATGGTTTAGTAAAAAAGTATGTAGGTTTAAAACCTTGTGCATATATACTTCTTTGTAATACAAATGCCATACTCTTATAACTTCCTTTTTTAAACTTACCTTCTTTATCTCTAAATCTTATATTCTTACTTTGAGCCCAGTCTCTTAACGGTTGCATTGGAGGCATCTTTTGTTTGTAACTAAACTTGCTATTAGGTGCTTTTTGCCTACCTCCTTTTATTAATGCAGGATTAGCACCTTTAACACCTTGATCTTGAAATATACCGTAATCTTCCATATAGAAGTCAAGTATAAATCCTTTTTGTTCTTCATCTAATGTGTATCTTATTGATTCATATAATGCTCCACCCCCTTGTTTGTTTTTAGTTAGTCTTGTTCTGGCTTGTTGAACAACATACCTTCCAAAATCATTTAGGGCTTTATTTATATTCTCAAAATTCATTAACAGATTTTAATATCATTATAAATTACTATATCCATTGTTGCAGTCCATCCTGCTAATTGGTTTTCAAACCTGTCATAAAATGGTTCACAATTTACAGGACTATCTAATTGATATTTGTCTTTGTATAATGTTCCCATTCTTAAAACTTGTATTACTTTGTTTAATACTGCCAGTTGTGTGTTTAAAATATCTTGTTCATTGTTGTTTCCTATAAACCTATCTTCTGTTGGTAATTTAGATTGATCTACAATATCCATAGCCAAGATGCTTATATTAAACGTAAGCGTTTGTTCTTCTTGTGTTACGTTGTTGACTATAATGTGAGCAAGGGGGAATATATCTTGCTTGTTAAGATTGACATCATATAGGTCTCCAGTTGTTACTGTATTACAATTTATGTCAGCTAAAAGCTGGTCTTTTATTGTTTCAGTTAATTGGTAAAATCCCCTTATTCCTTGTTGGCTCATTTAAATTTACTTTTTATTTGTTTCGATTCTAATTCGTTTTTGTCTTTCATAAATGCTAACATCATTAAACATTTGTGCATTTCTAATTTAGTGATATCTTCAAATCTTGTAATATCTCCTCCAGCGAGTCCGTAAAGGCTCGAATACCATCCCCACTTTTTTGCAAATCCAGCACGTCCAGAAGTTGTTTCTCCTCCTTGTTCTCCAAATAATTCATCATAGTTTTCGATAATTCTATCCCTAAACGATAAAAAAAAAGTATAGAACCGAATACAGCATCCATTGGCATAGTAGTAATTCTGTTCTTTTTATCAGGGTCATAGTCCTCTATTAAATACTTGTCTCCAAGTTTTTGTTTAATAGGTCTGTATAATACATTCATTGCTATTTCAATATTATCCCAGTCTCCCATATAGGTATCAAGGTCAATGTATTCTCCTAATGTAATTTCATCAAGATCAGGTACAAAACCATATTCAACATTATTAAGCCAGAAGGATTGCACAAGATTAGGCTTCTGTTCAAACATATCTGATATTATTTTTGTGATACGTTCTGCGTCTGATAATCTAATGTTTAAAGCATCTTGTGATTTTATTCCACAAAATATTTCAATCATTTTAGTTTGTATGTAGTTAATATCGTCACTTTTGTCTTGTTCTTTTAAGAACTTTTGATATTGCTTTAGGGTAATCTCATTAAGTTCGTTAGGTACGTTAATATTAGCTTTCATACTTATATAACGTAATTAAAGCAGGATTTTAGTATAAAAAAAAAGGTGCTATTTCTAACACCCTTTTTCCAAACAAAACAACTCAATTATATGGTTAATCACTATAATATCTATTTTCTTCTTTTATTAATTCAAGATCATACAAGGCTTCATTCATTCTTTCTCTATATTCACTATTAGCCATTTTACAAGCTGTAAGGTCATTCTGTAATCCTGCAACGTAAATTGAATTATCAATAAACGCATCTCTTAATTTTAATAACTCTTTATTCTTTGGTTTTGTTTCTAACCATTTCTTAATTAGTTCTCCAATTAATATTTGGTTGTTACTATATTCTAAATCTTGTATGTTCTGTATTTTGTTTCTCATATTTATATTTCTAACAAATGTAAGAAAAAAAACAATGCTACATAAAAGATAGCCCAGCCTAAAGCTGCATAACCTAATATTTTTAGAAAGTTTTCTTTGTTTTCTTTTTTAGATATTTTCTTTGCTATATAATATCTTCTGTTTCCGTTATCTTCGTAATAGTATTTCATTATGATAAGATTTGATTTACAATAGTAGCAATTACTAATAATATAAATGCTACTTTGATTGTGTTAAACATAGCTTCTTCCTTTTTAGGATTACGCCCTTGATTACTCCTATACTGTCTTTTTTTCATAGGATATCGTTTTGATGTTTAAAGTCTAAAATGTTTTTATAAGATTCAATAACCCATTCTTTATGATGTGATTTTAAATCTGCATATTGTAACAAAAACTTTAATGTTGTTTCAACGTTATTAATTTTAAATTTATCTTCTATTGTTATTTTATTTATAGCCATTTGTCAAGTATTAAAAAGGGAGCTGTTACACTCCCTATTGTTGTTATAGAGTTTTAATTTCTTTTAACTGATCATTACATTTAATCATATCTCTTGCAAATAATATAATTTCAGATTCATTACTTCTTAAATTATCTTCATTTTCTGATGACTTATTTAACCATTCCATTAAATGAGTTAATTCTCTTGTTAGATGACTACTTTCAATTCTTAAATTAGTACCAGCACAAGATAACTTAAAAGTTAAAATTTCTCCATAAAAATAAGTACCCATTGTTAAAGTTAAATATGCTACTTTGACACTACTGTTACTTGCATTTTTAATTTCGTTAAGTTTTAATTTATTCACTTTTTGTTTTGTTTATATAACTGCTTCATTGCAATTATGTAGCTAATATAAAACAATTATTTTAATTAACAAAATATTTAATAACTAATTTTCAAATTGTACAATATCACAATCTTTACAGTAGTAGTAGTCCTTATTGTCTTTACCTGAATATATTGTCATTGTCTGTTTACATTTTTTACATTCCATATCATTGTATATAATATTTCCCCCTATTGGGATTCTGTAGCTGGTAACTTACTGCATATCTAATTGCGTCAATAAGATGGTTATGTTTATCTATTGGTGTGTTAGATTTCTTCTCAAGCCAACTGTAGTTGTTTAGTTCTTTGATTAAATTTATACTTTGCTTGTCTACTATTAAATCATAGTCCTGTAATAATGATATTCCATAAGTAATAGAACCAGCTCCTTTTATTGAAGAAACTATATTACATCCTTTTTGTTTTAATTCATAGATCAATCTTTTTTCTGCAGCATCTCCAATTATTAAATTGTCTGTAGCGTGTTTCATATTTAAACGTGCTATTTCTGTTGTTGTTAAGCCATTTAAGTAAAAACATTCTTTTAAATAAATAATCTTTCTTGCAGTATCTATATTAGTTTCTACTAATGTGTTAGGGTCATTAAATCCAAAGTCTTGACCAAATACACTAACACCTACTTTTTTAAATTCTCCTATTGACCAGTTAGTTAAGATTACACCTTCTGCTTTGTTTAACCACCCCCCAAGCATTTGATGTTTATATTTTTCTGGTCTGCGCTGTTTAATGTTCTCTATTTGGTTAATATAACTTTCTGATAGGTTTTTTAAGTTGTCTAAATAGGTTGTGTGTATGTAAGTGATATTATCTTTAGATTCATTAGTACCTTCTTGTATTCCTTTATCCTCAAAGAATCTTTTGTATATCCAATGTTCTTTTGTTGTAGGATTTAGTATTAGTATCACTCTATTGTGTTTGCCTTGTTGTCTTACTGATAAATCTATCTTGTCAAATGTATCTTCACTTGTAAGTTCTTCAGCTTCGTCTAATACAAACGTTGTAACGCCTTGTAATGACTTTAGATTAGCTGTTTGATCTCCACTTGATGTTTTGATACCCTTGAAGATTATCTTGCTCCCAGAACGCTTATTTCTTATTTCATCTTTTGTGATATGAAAGTCATCAAAGATTTTAAGCAGTTCAAGTTTTTCAATAAATTCAGGAATAATAGAAATATAAGTAGAAGATAAAGTATAACGAGTAAAGAGTATAGTATGCCCAGCTTCATAAGTTAAAAGAACTAATAAGAGGTTTATGGAGAATGATTTACCAGACCCACGTCCTCCAGTTACAATAAAGTACCTCCCATCTGATTCAGCAATAGGAGAATACTTTTTATTTATTTCAATCACTTAAATTTGATTAGGTCTCTAAAGTTTACATTAAAGCCATCACTTGAAGATATGTCTACAGATTCTTTAGGTTTTCCATATCTATAACCGAAGTATAGATTCATAGCTCTTGAATCTCCTTTTAGTATTTGTTTGCCTAAAGTTTTAATTACTTCATCATTATCTATTAAGGCATCAAGTTTTTCAATTAGCTTTAGTTCGTCTGCTTTTTTAGGTCTCCCTGCAAAGCCTTTTGTCGAATGTCCTCCATTGTTTTTTCTATTATCCACAATTAATAAAATATTAATTAATTAATTCTATATAT